TTTAAGGATTTTTATAATGTTACTGAAAAAAAATTCACACAAATAGATAAATCTATTTTACTTTTTAAAATAGGACTATCTGGATTTGATGACACAACAGATAAGAGAGAAGTAAATAAGTTAAATCAATGGGAAAAATTACATGTATTTGATGACTATTTTTCCAAATGGTCGCGCGTTGTATTTTTAGATGCTGGATTGCGTTTATTAGACGATGTTAAATATTTACTTGACATTGATTATAAAAATAAAATTTTGGCGCCAAAAGATGGTAAGCTTTATCAAGATCAAGCATTTAATTGTCAGTTAAGTTATGATTTCCCAGAACTAATCGAGTCTTTAAAATCTGAATTTGGTGAACAAATATTAAAATCTAATTATATGCTCAATTGTATATGGATATACGATACAAATATTTTAAAATTATGCGATAAAAATCAACTTATTGAAGCTATGAATAAATATACATTTTGTAAAACAAATGAAATGGGAATAATGAATATAATATTCCATTTTAAATATCACTTATGGGAGAGATTACCAATAAAAGCATCAAATGGAAAAATACTCTTTGATTGGTGCGAATTAAACAATCCAAATACAAATTGGAGAAATTATTGTTATATTAAATATCCTGTTACTATTTCTTTTGACGATTGTTAAAAATAAAATAATATAATTATTTTGTATATTATTTTATTATTTTGCTATACTTTTTAAAAGTATATTACCATTTATTTGTTTTTTTAACACTAATCTTAGGCCCAGCTCCTCTTTTCTTGTTTTTTGTAGGATCATATTGTTCTTCTTCGTCATCATCTTTCATTCCCTTTGACAATTCCCAGAATTCTTTCGAACCTAATCTAAACTCACCGTGACTATCGGCTTTATACCAAAAAACTTGGTCATGTAATTTGTTTGATTTAGAGTTGTTATTAATTACCAAGCATTCATAATTTTCAGTACATTGGTCCATCACTTGACAAAAGCTCTCAAAAGTTGGAAACATACCAGCATAATTTTCGTAAATGCGCTTTCTGTTCGCAATATAATTTTCTCTCAAAATAAAAACATAATCAATATTGGTTCTAAGTGTAGGAGGAATACCAAGAGGATATTGCATTGTTATGACTAACATGACCTTCCAGTGTCTCCCGTTCATAAAAAGTAATCTCATCATTTTATCGCGAGTCCATGTAGCATCATATAAACAATCATCTAAAATTACAAATGCTCGAGGATCAATAGTACTGCGTTTGTATGTTTCCATTTCTTTTTTAATCTGTTTCAATACAGTGCGCTGTCTTTTTAAAATATTCTCAATAATAGCAGTATTATATTCATTATGTACGAATAATTTTGGAACCATACTAGCATAAAAACCGTTACCTTCTTCTGTTCCAGAAATAACAGTTCCAATTGGAATTTCTTGTTGATAATAAAGTAAGTCTCTTACCAAGAAAGATTTACCAGTATCTCTCTTTCCAATTAAAACTACAACAGGTCCTTTATTTTCATTTGGTTTGAAGCTAATACTTTTCATATCAAATTTCTTTAGTTCTAAAGTCATTATTATTTAAAATAGAAATTAATTTTTAAAGGTTTTTACGCAATAAAACTAAACTTAAGTATATAAGCATTTATAATAAGTTAAAAACACATTAAATTTATATATTAATTAGCTAAAGAATGATAAACGTAAACTATCAAAAACGGAAAAATCTTGAACTTTTTAAATGTTTAGAGAAACCAGAAAAACTCTTTCTCTCAAATGCGCAAAATTATATACCTATTTATAATAAATTCTTTACCTTAAATGATAGTAATTATAATAGTATTAATTTAAATAACAAATGGTATATCTCTAGTGTTAATGATGGAGATGAAGATGATTTTCATTTATTTAATTGTAGACTTAAAAACACACAGAATAACAAGGTAAAAGATAAAGAAGTCTTTTTTAAGATGGCACCTTTATTAGATCCATTTAAATATTTAATTGGAAAGTACAATTTAAATGATGAAAAATTATTTTCTTTACCAAAAATCAATTCAACTGAATTTGATTGTCATTCAAAATTTATTGACCAAAATAATTCAGCGTATGTTGATGGTATGTTTGTATTTTTATCTAGTAATTTAATTCATACTCATGGTTTTACACATGGTGTTGATTATTATGGTTCATTTTTAGGTATAAAAAATAATTTTATTTTAAATGTATTTGATGATATTGATTATTTAAATGGTTCTGATTTTTTTAATAAAAATAAAAATATATTATTTAAAATTGATGATTATGAACATTTATTTCAAGATGAAAATCAAAAACTAAAACCTATTACAATTCAACATAATTCAAGTGCTAAGTCACAAATATCAATTAAATCTTTTGATAATGAACTTTTTGAAGACGTATTTGAAGAAAATATTGTAAATATTTCTGACTTACCAGCTGACTTAATAGATCTAACTAATATTGATCTTTTAGAACAAAAAGATACTAATCAAAATGTTACATTAAAATCAAATTCAACTTGTTCATCTCGTTCATCATATACTGACAATGAAGAAGAACATGAAGATTGTGATGATTGTGGAGAAATTGAAAATTTAGATAGTGACAAACCTGATAATGAAGATGATGATGAAGATGATGAAGATGATGAAGATGATGAATCCTTTGAAGAAGAGAGAATAAATGTAACTATTCCAAAGTTTCCAGTTCAAGTTATTGGAATGGAATTTTGCGAAAATACATTTGATGATTTAATTTTAACGAATGAATTATCTAAAGAAGAATGGTATTCAGCCTTTATGCAGATTATTATGATTTTAATTACATATCAAAAAGCGTTTAATTTTACTCATAATGATTTACATACAAATAATGTTATGTATAACCAGACTGATAAAAAATTTATTTATTATTGTTATAAAAAGAAGTACTATAAGGTACCTACATTTGGTCGTATATTCAAAATTATTGATTTTGGAAGAAGTATATATAAATTTGACGGCAAACTTTTCTGTAGTGATAGTTTTCAAGTAGGCGGTGATGCTGCTACCCAATATAATACCGAACCCTACTTAAATGAAAAAAAACCAAGATTAGAACCAAATTATAGTTTTGATCTATGTCGTCTTGCTTGTTCAATTTTTGATTATGTAGTTGAGGATTTCGATGAGGTTAAAGATCTAAGTAAATGTACTGATCCTATTAAAAGTTTAATAGTTGAATGGTGTTTAGATGATAAGGGAGTAAATATGTTGTATAAAGGAAATGGAGTTGATAGATATCCGGATTTTAAATTATATAAAATGATAGCAAGATGTGTACATAATCATACACCTCAAGCACAATTAGAGAGACCTGAATTTGATTCTTATTCTAATTTTAAAGGTGAAATACCTGCAGATGTAATTGATATTGATAAAATTCCATCTTATATTTAATAATTTAGCAAGAAGATTATATTTTTGTTATATGTTCATAATACAATTTTATGTGTATATATTATGAACGATTTTGGTTTTATTATTACAAGACATGTAAATTCTGAAACTACTAATAGATATTGGAATCATTCTATAAAACTATTAAATTTCTTTTATCCAAATAAAAAAATTGTTATAATTGATGATAATAGTGATACTAATTTTTTAAAAGCGTATCATGATTATATTAATGTAGAAATAATACAATCTGAATTTCCAGGTCGAGGTGAATTATTGCCATATTATTACTTTATTAAAAATAAATTTTTTGAAAATGCTATAATAATACATGACAGTGTATTTTTTCATAAAAGAATAAATTTTGAAGTTTTAAAAGGTACAGATGTGTTACCTTTATGGCATTTTAATTCTGATAATGAAAATAAATCAAATACATTAAAAATTATAGAAAATTTAAAAAACAAATATAATATTGAAGATAATTTGGAAAATAATATTATTAATAGGTTTAATATTACAAATAATACAAAATGGTCAGGGTGTTTTGGTTGTCAATCATATATAAATCATAATTTTCTTTTGCATATAGAAAATAAATATAACATATCATCATTAACAAAAGTTGTACAAAATAGAGCTGATAGATGTTGCTTAGAGAGAATCATGGGGTGTATATTTTCTACAGAATATCCTAAATTAAACTCTATAAAATCCATATTTGGTAGTATATGGAGTTTTCCTCTTGTAGGTAAATATACTTACGATATGTATGACACTGACTTAAAAAAAGGCACTATAAAAAGACCTGTTGTAAAAATCTGGACCGGTCGCTGATACTACATAATGTAGGGAAATTCTTGAAATTCTGAAAAAAGTCGCAAAAAAGGTCCCTTCACATGTAGTATCGATATATGAAATTTTTTGGGGAAAGTTTTTTTGATTTTTCATTTTTGGACATTTATTTTTGTCCATTTTTGAAAAGTATGGATATTTTATGGAAAAAATATAATTCTGTGACCATAATTGAAAATTAGCGTCTGAGTACCAAAAAAATAATTTTCATTTTGTGATTGTAATTTTTAAAATTAAAACTTAAAAAAATCTTCTGTTTCTATTTTATGGAAACTTTAGGAAACAAAAATCAGCAAAAATCAGCGCAAAAATATTACTGTAAAATTTGTGACTATAGTACAAGTAGAAAATGTAACTTCGACGACCATAATTTGTCAGCAAAACACAAAAAAATGGCCGAAGGAAACGATTTGGAAACTTTTGGCAGCAAAAATCAGCAAAAATCAGCGATTTATAATTTTTCATGTGAAAATTGTAATAAAGAATTTAAAACTCGCTCTGGATTATGGAAACATAGTAAAAATTGTATTTGTGAAAATATTAAAACTGAAAATACTTTAGATAAAAAGGACGAATTGATTGATTATCTTATGAAAGAAAATAAAGAAATAAAAGAATTAATCTTGGAATTAGCTAAGAAAGATTCATATAATAATTGTAATAATACTGTTAATTCTCATAATAAAGCATTTAATCTTAATTTCTTTTTAAACGAAACATGTAAAGATGCTATGAATATTATGGATTTTGTTGATTCAATTAAACTTCAGTTATCTGATCTAGAAAAAGTTGGAGAACTTGGTTATGTTGAAGGTATATCTAATATTATAACAAAAAATCTTAAAGAATTAGATGTTACTCAAAGACCTGTTCATTGTACGGATAAAAAGAGAGAAACAATTTATATTAAAGATGAAGATAAATGGGAAAAGGAGGATGAAGAGAAAAAGAAATTACGTAAAGTAATAAGGCGTGTAGCGTTTAAGAATCAACGTTTACTACCAGAATTTAAAAAAGAACATCCAGATTGTGGTAAATACAATTCTAAGTTTTCTGACCAATATAATAAAATCGTAGTTGAATCAATGGGAGGATCTGGCGATAATGAACATGAAAAAGAGGAGAAAATCATAAGAAATATTTCAAAAAATATAATTGTTGATAAATAAATTTATTGATTTAATTAAATTTATTTATTTGTATAGGCTTTCAAGAATTGCGGTTTTCAATGTTTCATCTGTTATACCTAGTTTAGTTAAACGAGTTTTTATAGAATTTCTCTCTTTTTCTAACAATTCGTCTGGTAATATTCCTGGAAATCTTTGTTTTTGTAATCCTTTGGTTAAATCGAAGATACCTTTGGTTAAATCGAAGATACCTTTGGTTAAAATCCAGGATTATCTGTAAATACTGGAGTAACGGTTGAAGAACTGGAACCACCTTTGATCATTGGGTTAATTTGACCAATCACAAAATCACCAAAAACAACACTAAAATAAACTAATAATGAATCTCTAATTAATAATTTTAACGGTTTTGTTTCCTTTTCAACAAACCTCATTTCAATAAACTTGGAAATAAAAAATATTACTGAAATAACAGCAGCAATTATAAATATGTTATCCATTTAAAATAATAATTGGATATTCTTATTTACTATTTTACGCAAATTACTCTAAAATTTCAATATCATCAATTAACAAATCAGGTAACAATTCCAGTTTAGGTTCTTCAATATTATGAACATCTAATGCGTCCAAATTAAATGCTTGATCTGATATTTTAAGCTTAACATTATCGTCATCTTCTTCATCCATTTTTCTTTGTTGGTTTCTAAGCTGACTGATTTCTTCTAAACGTTCAATAGATTTTGGAGCGCTAACATTTGATACACTTCCATCATCAGTTTTAACATAATCAATATCATTAAAACTTAAACCACTTTTTTGTAAAGGTACTCCTTCCGCCACGACAGGTTCAGTAATCTTTTCTTTAATTGGTTCTTCAATAATTTGCTCATTTACTTCTTCTACTACATCTTCCTCTACCGTTTCATCCATGTAAGCTTTTAAAATCGCCTCTACCGGAATACTTTCTCTCAAAGTGTTCAAAATACATTCTTGAACAATTATTTC